GGTATCAAAGAGAATCCATTACCGTGGTTAGACTGGGTTATCTCAGCAGACAACGTAACTAACTTCTTTGAACAACGAGTAGCTGATTATAGTGCTGGAGGTATGACAGGAGAATGGGGGTGGGCTGAGTAGCCTTCCTAACAAGGAGAGAATTATGAAACAGTTAGAACTATTCCAAGAACCTGTATTACTTTCTGACTTGATTTATGCTTGTGAACAATACGTAGAAGCAGAAAGAGAGGATATGGTTTATAAACAAGAGTGTTCTTTTAGAGACCACATGTTAGCTAAAGAACAACTTCTTAGTTTTGTGGACACAATTAACCAAGAAGGTATTAACAATGATATAGGTGGAGTGGGATGGGTAAGCTAGTAATAGCTCTCAGACTTAATACAAAGCTCACCACGCCTACTTCTACTACAGAGGTAGGTCAATGTACTACGGTACATTTTAAATAGCTCTATGGACTCCATAGGGCTTATTATATTTAACCCTATAAGGGCAATACGGAAAACAATTATGAAAAGATTAGTAGTAGATATAGAAACAGACGGCTTAAACGCAACTAAACTATGGTGCTTGGTAGCTCAAGATGTAGAAACAGAGGAGCTATATAGTTTCTCTGATGATGATGACTCTCTCGGATCAATAGCAGAGGGTATCAAACTTTGTGAGTCAGCAGATGTATTGATAGCTCACAATGGTATTGGCTTTGACTTCGCTATAATAGATAAACTATTCGGCACTAAGCTATTAGAAAAGAATATCCATGACACATGGGTAATGTCACAGACACTCCAGTACAAGCGAGGACATAAACATAACCTAGAAGAGTGGGGTTTAAGATTAGGTAATGAGAAGATAGACTTCCATGATTACTCTCAGTACTCCAAGGAACTTCTAAAGTATTGCCAACAAGATGTAAGAGTTAACTTAGATATCTATCGTAAGCTAATGAAAGACTTCTCTAATATCTACAAGCAGAACCCTATGATTCAGAAGGGTCTCTATGTAGAAATGGAGATTGCTAAGATGAACTATAAGATCAAGAGTGAAGGTTGGAACTTCGATCATGATAAAGCAATACAAACTCAAGCTGCTTTCACTGAACGTATGTTTCAGATAGAAAGAATCCTAGAGCCTAAACTTGGAACACACACAGTCTACAAAGATAAAGTTCCAAAGACTGCTAAGTTTAAGAAGGATGGAACCTACAATGCTAACACCTGTCGAATCTTATCAGAGTACTTCGGATATGAAGTGAAACCTGAGGACACTCACTTAATGCCTATAGGTAAAGAGTTCAGAAGATTCTCAGAGGAACAGATAGAGCTTGGACAGATTGCCTTGGTTAAGGATTGGTTACTTGAGAATGGTTGGAAACCTGATGAGTACACAACTAAAAGAGTTAACGGTAAGTGGGTTAACATAGGACCTAAGCTAACAGAGAAGTCTCTAAAGAAATTTGGTAGGGATGGAGAGTTAATCTCTGAGTACTACACATTACGTAATAGATTATCTGTAGTAGAAGGTTGGTTGAAGAAGGTTAAAAATGGTAGATTACATGGTAACATGTGGACTATTGGTACTCCTTCTTTCCGTGCTCGTCATGAAGTTATTGTTAATCTACCTTCTGTTGATTCCACTTATGGTAAACCATTACGTGAAGTCTTTAAAGCAGATGAAGGTGAAGTAGTAGTAGGTTGTGACTCAGCTGGTAACCAACTACGTGGTCTATGTCACTTCGTAGGGAACCCTGAGTTTACTAATGAGGTTATCTATGGTGACCAACATCAACGTAATGCAGATGCACTAGGTTGTAGTAGGCCTGTAGCTAAGACTTACTTGTATGCTTACCTGTTTGGTGCTGGTGATCCTAAACTTGGTAAAACTCTAGGTGCTACTGGTGCTAAAGCTAAGAAGGTTGGTGCTAAATCTAGAGAAGATTTCTCTAAAGGTATCAAGGGATTAAAAGAACTAGGAGATAATATAACTAATGAATGGAATAGAAACGCTAGTAGACAAGGGGTTGGTTGGTTCAAAGGTATCGATGGTAGACCTGTGTTCTGCGAAAGCGATCACCAATGTCTAAACTATCTGCTTCAATCTACAGAAGCTATCACTTGTAAGGCAGCTTGTGTGTATGCACTTGAGAAGATTCGTGAGGAAAGCTTAAGAGCTAAACCTCGTATCTGGTACCACGATGAGATGGCTTTCACTTGTCACCCTGATGATGCCAAACGTGTAGGAGATATCCTTAGAGAAGCTTATAAGGAAGCACCTAAATGGTTTGGTGTTGAGTGTATGGACGGAGGTGATCCACAATTTGGAGAAACTTATGCAGCAGTTCACTGATAAAGAATATATCAAAGAGTTAGAAAAAGAAATAGCTAACCTATCAACTGAAGTTAAGTTGCAGGTGACTGAAATAAGAAGGTTAAAGACACAACTGAGGAAGACCAAAGATGAATTACATAATCGTAGACGCAGATAGTATCTTATTTAAAGCTGCTATAGTATCAAGTAGTCATAGTGAAGTAAGGAGTAATGTAAAGAATACCCTTAAGAAAATCCAAGGTGAGTGCTTTATGGGTGAGATGCTTATCGCTGTTAAAGGCAAGGGTAACTATCGGTATGGTGTGTACCCAGAGTACAAGAGTAATCGTAAGGATATAGATAAGGATATCAAAGAGCGTATCAACTATGCTCATAAGTATATCAGAGAGAAGTTTAATGCTGTTACTGCTGATGGTATGGAAGCTGATGACTTAGTTACTATCTGGGCATGGGAGTGTATGAAGAAAGACCAACCATTTATCCTAGCTCATATTGACAAGGACTTAGATCAAGTACCTGGGTTACACTATAACTACAACCGTGAGTCTCACTACTCCCTTAGTGAAGAAGAAGCCTATAGATTCCTATGTAAGCAATGGGTAATGGGAGATTCCACTGATGGTATCCCTGGTCTTAGAGGTTGGGGTCCAAAGAAAGCAGAGAACTTTGTCAAAGGTATCAGGGTTGAAGACCTTGAGAGTAGGATTAGAAGTCTCTATAAGATGGAAGGGTACGATGATAAGTACTGTGACCAGATGTACCACATGGTATATATGTTACAAGAATGGGATGAGTTGTACGAACACGATCCATCTTTAAAACCAAAAGAAGATAAGGAAGAAATTGATGAAGACGAATCATTGGAATCACGAGATGGAGTTGAATCCAGAGGAGAACTTCGGGTTCATCTACATGGTGACGAATCTCAAGACGAACAAGAGATACATAGGGAAGAAGCAGTACAAGCAACACCTGAAGGTAAGAGTACCAGGAAGGAAGAACAGGAAGTCAGTGACTAAAGATTCTGGTTGGATTAAGTATACTACTTCTAGTAAAGAAGTTAATGCTGATATCCAAGAGCTAGGTATGGATAACTTCTTGTTTGAGATTATGTACGAATGTAATACCAAGGGATGTCTTAGGTACGCTGAGATACATGAACAACATAACTACAACGTACTTACAGCAAGGGATGCTGAAGGAGAACGTGAGTGGTACAACAATGCTATAGGGGATGTTAAGTTTATCCCACCTAAGGATGAAGCATACGTCCAAGGGGAACATGAATGGACAGACAAGACGGGTAGACAACTATTTACTGAGGAGTAATTAGATATGAGGACACATGAAGAATCACCTTTAGTTTTAAAGTACCAACCCTGTGAAGCTTGTGGTAGTAGTGATGCTAAGTCATATCGTGAAGACGGTAGTGCCTTCTGCTTCGCTTGCTCTACAAACTTTAGGAGTCAAGGGGAATATATAACAACTGAAGATAACGAGGATAACTTTGATATGATTGAGACTGTTAACAACATTGGTACTTACAAAAGCTACCCACTAAGTTCACGTAAGATAACTAAGAAGATAGTAGATCACTTCGATGTTAAGATGGAGACCTCACCTGATGGTAAACCAGTAGCACACTTCTACCCTTACACTAAAGACGGTCAGGTTGTAGCTTACAAGAAGCGTACATTACCTAAAGACTTCTCTGTTGTTGGTAGCTTCAAACACGTAGAGTTGTTTGGTCAGAGTGTTGTAGGTGGTGGTAAGATGTTGGTAATCACCGAGGGTGAACTAGATGCACTCTCTGTAGCTCAGGCATACCAAGACCACTACGGTAAGGTATACCCTGTAGTATCTATACCTTCTGCTTCTATGGTCAACTGTATCTTAGACAACAGAGACTTCGTTCGTAAGTTCCAAGAAGTTGTTCTAATGTTAGATCAAGATGAAGCAGGTAAGGAAGCAACTGAGAAAGCAGCTAAGATTATTGGTGCTGATAAAGTAAAGATCGCTAAGTTCAACCACAAAGATCCTTCAGATCTCTATAAAGCTGATGGTAAAGACGGAGTAATGCAAGCTATCTGGAATGCACAAGTGTATTGTCCAGCTGGTGTTGTGATGGGTGACCAGGTATGGGAACAGTTCAAGAAGAGACAGAACGTAAAGTCTGTACCGTATCCTAGTTGTCTAGAAGGTCTCAATGAAAAACTTGGTGGTATCCGTCAAGGTGAGATTACACTATTCACTTCAGGTACTGGTTCAGGTAAGTCAACGGTTATCAAAGAGATTATCCTAGACTTACTAGAGAACTCTGAGGATAAGATTGGATTGGTATCACTAGAGGAATCTGTAGGTGACACTGCAGAGAAGTTCTATTCTATGGAACTAGGTCGTCCTCTACATGGACATCCTCCAGTAACTGATGAGGAACTTAAGAAAGCACATGATAAAGTATTCGGTAGTAACAGACTGATATTGTTGGACCACCAAGGCTCTGTATCTGATGCTTCTCTCATTGATAAGATCGAGTACCTAGCTTTGATGGGCTGTAAGTACCTAGTGTTAGACCACATTACCATTGCTGTATCTGAGGGTAACGAAGGACTGACAGGTAACGAAGCAGTGGATAAGATGATGTCGGACCTACTTAAGATTGTTAAGAAGCACGATGTATGGTTGGGACTAATCTCTCACTTACGTAAGGCAGCAGGTGGTAAGTCTTTCGAGGAAGGACACCTAGCGTCTATCGATGACATCAAAGGTTCTGGTAGTATCAAACAAATCAGTTTCGATATCGTAGCCTTTGCACGTAACCTGATTGCAGAACAAGAAGAAGAACGTAACACTATCAAGTTACGAGTACTTAAATCAAGATTTACAGGTAGAACAGGTGATGCTGGTACTGCTTTATACAATCCTTCTAACAGTCGTCTTAAGGCTAGTGGAGGATTTGAATACTAAGAATAGGAGAGTATATGGGTTTGAGGACAATAGAAGAATATCTTTTAGATAAATTAAATAACATACCAGGGAGACCTGCCTTCGGTGTCAAGCTATTAAAAGAATGTCTTGGTGTCGAAGAACATATCCCTGAGTTAGCTTACACAGCATATGATATTCTCACTACCCATGTACTAAGGGGTAAGTCTGGGGATCTCCCTGGGTCAGCTAAGTTAACTCAGGTGTCTACTAAGATTGGCTCTACAGTATTCTCTAAGCTATTCGATAGTGATCCAGAGTGGAGAGATGTTGTAAGACTAGGAGATGTATTCATAGAAGCTTTCTTTAGATGTGGCTACATCAGTCTCCACTACCCTAAGGTTAGGAACTCTTCTTACATTGTAAAGATTACTGACAAGTGGTTAGAGGAACTGTGTGAAGTCTCTAATGACTATGAGAGGTATCGTCTTACAGGTACTGTCTTTGAGAAACCAAAAGAGATTGATACCTTAATGCAAGAGTATCATAGGGAAGGTGTGTTACCTACAAGGTACCCTATAATAAAGAACTGGGACTACACTTACTCTCACTTGTTTCAGAAGATCAAGAAGCTACCTTGGTTAAGAGCTGCTAATAAACTACAACAAGTTGGTTGGCAGATTAACAAGAGAGTATATGAAGCTGTTATGGACTCTGAGATTACAGAGACTTCTACAGATGAACTAGAGATTGAAAGAATAGAATCAAAGAAGATGAAGCTAGGGTACGTTAAGGCTAAAGCTACAGCTCTACTTGATAAAACTTTCTACTCTCTAGTTGACTTTGATTACCGTGGTCGTATCTACTACAGAGAAACTATGTTTAACTTCCAAGCATCAGATTATGAACGAGGGTTGTTCTTGTTTGATGAAGCTAGGTTAGTTACTGAGAAAGGTAAACGTTGGTTGTATATCCATGCAGCTAACTCCTTCAACATGTCTTACACTAAAGATAAGATACCAGGATGGTGTACTACAGATTACTCTAAGTATCTTGAGGGTCAAGGACTTAATGATATCTCTGTTGATAAGATGACTCTCAAAGATAGAGAGTTATGGACAGAGAATAACCTTGAGCTAATCCAAGAAGTCTCTAGTATGAACAAGCTTGTAAACTGTGAGAAACCTGTGGCATTCCTAGCAGTATGTCATGAGATCGTAGAGTACAACACCTTCAAAGAGTTTGGTATTGACTACCACTCTTCATTACCTATACCTATCGATGGAAGTAACAATGGATGGCAACACTTAGGAGCTATCTCTAAAGATACTAATACTGGTGAGCTAGTAGGGTTAGTACCTGTGGATATCCAACAAGACTTCTATGTTAAGACTGCAAAGAAACTTATTGAGATAACACACGATGAACATAGATTAGATATCCTCAACAAGATGCCGATGAAGAAGATACGTAAAGGTATTTCTAAACGTGGTAGTATGACTAGAGCATACTCTGCGGGGGCACAGAAGATCGCTGAGAACATGTTCTTGGATCTACGTAAAGAAGGGTACGATGTAGAATATGGAGTTACTGAGAAGGACTGTATGGGATTCTCAAGAGACCTTATCAAAGCTATCGAAGCTGTATGTCCAGGACCTCTACAGACTATGAAGTTCTTACAGAAGATAGCTGTATCATCCCTTGAACTAGAACAGAATAGTATCCAATGGGTAACACCATCAGGGTTCTTTGTTAACTATGAGAACTTCTATACGAGTACTGAGAAAGTTTCAGGAACTATCCTAGGTGTAGGTAAACGTGATAGGGTTAACCATGTAGGACTTAAGGTATCTGATAAGCCTAACATTAGAGGGTTCGTATCTGGTATCTCCCCTAACTATGTCCACTCCCTTGATGGTAGTCACATGGCAATAGTAATAGCAAACTGGGGTGGTCATTTTGGTGCAGTACATGATAGCTTTAGTACACATCCTGATGATGTAGATGAGTTACTACATTTAACTAAGGAGGTATTTATTGAGATGTATGATTACAATAATTACTTTAGTAAGATTAAAGGATCATTCATGACTAAGTTCTTTGAAGATACTGAAGAACCAACGTTAGGTATCTTAGATATAAATAAAGTGAGGGAGTCTAACTACTTCTTTGCATAGGGAATAGTATGGATTATAAAAGAGAGTACTACGAAAAGAATAAACATGTATACAAAGAAAGATATCAAAGAAAAAGAGAAGATTTAATTACTTATCAAACCAAGTGGAACAAAGAGAACACAGATAAGCGTAGAGCAATCTGTGCTAAAAGGAGAGCAATGAAGATCCAAGCTACCCCTATGTGGGTAGACTATGATAAAATTAAAGAGATATATAAGGAAGCTAAGAGACTTGAAGAGTTAACAGGTATACAATTTCATGTGGACCATATAGTACCACTGAATCATAAAGAAGTTTGTGGGTTACATTGTGAAGACAACCTACAGATACTAACAGCTATAGATAATATGAGAAAAGGAAATGAGTTTAATGGAAGACAATAAGAAGAAAGACTACAACATCAACACACTACGAGGTGTAACTACCTTCACAGATGAAGAGGTATGTGAGACCCTAGGTATCCCTATGGAATACGCTAACACACCTAAGATGATTGATGCTCAACTAGAGCGTGATGTATCTCCTGACTTACACGAAGAGATCAAACGTAGCCTAGCTAAGTACTTATAAAAAAAAAGACCCCCATCGGAATCCTATTAAGGAAACCTTTGGGGGTTTAATTTTTTTCTACAGTGTTATTATTATTGTTTTATTAGTGAGAGTAGTACTGGTATATTCTATTATTAGGGTCAAGTAGAATCTTAGCTAACTCTTTCTTATCCCTCTCAACAATACTAATCAGTTTATTCAAACGACTACTTGTATTCAACTCATAAAAGATACTCTGAATTAGTTTCTCGACTTGCTCTGGTTTAGCTGTAGTAGAACCTACAGGAATCCCTGAGTTTCTGATTAACTTAGAAGCTACACCTGCTTGCCACTTAAGACCTTCATCCTTTGTATCAAACTTAATATCAGTTAAATTCTTAAGCTTACTACCAAGTAGGGATACACCACTTTCCTTATCTAAGAAAGCAGCTACCATAGGGAAGTCTGAAAGATTGATAGTTCCATCAGGGTTCCTAGGTGCCTCTCTAAGTTTCTTCTTGAAGTTCTTATTAGAAGTTATCTGTGCTTCTTTAGCAGCTTGTAAGTAGCTCCACTCTAATGATATCTTAGCCCAGTTAGTATTCACTTCTTCTAATCCAGAGTGGAAGGAAGCAATGTCAAACTTAAAGGCATCATATATCTGGTGAACATAAGGGGTACCTGAAGAATCGAATGACATCTTCTTCCAAGAGTTACCTGTTACAGACTTAACTACAGTAGCAGCATCAACAGCCTGTACTGGTCCAGGGATAACACCACCCCATGCCCAACCACCTACATCTACACTAGGTACATTTGTAGTAGGGTCAACCCTAACTCTGGCTGCAGCAGATGTTGGTTTCTTACCGAACCTATCTACACCTACAGTTCTACCATCTACTTTAAAGCTACCTACTCTCTCTGTCATAGAGGGGTCTTCTACTAGGCCACCAAAGAATAACTTGTTACCTACAGGACCTTCAAGTACTAGTGGTTCATCATAGAGAGCATTAGCAAACGCCACACTTCTCATTAACTTACGTGACTCAATACCTTTAGAACCCATCAGTTGTTCTACAGCTGGTAAGTATAAACGCATGAGACTATCTTGAAGGTTCTCAAGTTTCTGAGGGTTAGTTACAAAATACTCATAAGCTTCTGTAAATGCTACATCACTTGGGTTACTTGAGGTCTTACCTTTCTCAGCTAAGAACTGCATAGCTCCTACTATATCTGGTTTAAAACTCTCAATCTCTTTACCATAACCAAAGGTCATTACCATTGCTTTATTAAGTGTACGGTAACCGAATAAACCTTTAGCGATAATACGGATGTTAGCTAAAGAAGCTGACTCTTGACGGCCTTGTAGCTTCTCGTTGAGAGTTGCATTGAGATTACTCTCAAGGATATCTCTCATATCCATATCATCTTCCACAGCGTACACCTGGTCCTTACTTCTGTAAGCACCAACCATTAAAGCTATGTGTTCATCACCCATCATAACACCATTGATAGCAGGACCATTGGTCTTACCATCTATAACAGGGTTAATGTAAGAGCGATACACAGGGTTGTCTGATCTCATAGCTTTCTGGAACTTAGAGAAATCAATAAGTCCATCGATAAACGAGAGACCATCTTCTCCTTTAGAACGGATAGCTTCAATCAACTCCTGATCAACATTAGGGTCTAGTTGCATCTGCTTAACTTGTGGGAAGCTAGGGTCAGTCATAGGGATACCAGCAGCAATAGCTTCTGATATAACTTCTACTTCTTCATCTGTCATTGTGTTATCTAACACTTGAGATAATCTATCACCCCAAGCCTCATACTTAGAGGCACCAGCTAATAGTTGTTGCTTACGTACAGAAGGAATGAACTGATCGATACTTGGGAACTTACCATTAGGGTCTCTAGTAGGGGAGATACCTAACACTAGAGCATACGCTTGTAACGCAGTCTCATAGAACCTACCACCTTTCTTAATAGTCGTAGGCTTAACACTACCAGTAACAAAACGTACAGCCTTGGAGGTCGTAGGATTGAAGTGAGTTTGGTTAGGTGTTAAACGACCATTGAAAGATTGGAAGAAGTAAGTTAAGTAGTTAGCCTGCTTACGCTCTTGAGATATACCATAAACATGTTGGGAGATAACTCTCTTTAGTTTACCGATCTCTTGGAAAGCATTGTAGTTAGAACCTTCGGGTTCATTGTTTTGCTTCGCTCTATACTCTGTTAGTTTATCTAAACCGAAGTTGTTGATAGTAGCAAAGGTATCTAGTAAAGGGTCTCTACCGTAGTTCTGAGGGTTATGATTAAGAGCAGGTAGGATAGTAGATAGAAGTATCTTAAGTCTTTGTGGTAGTACCTTGTGGGCTACCTTACCTAAGTTCTCTCTAGCTTCTTCTTGTTCTTTAGATGTTACAGAACCCTTAGGTTTCTTACCTGATACATTCTTAGTGTACTGACTAATCTCACCTACAGATTTACCACGAGTGGGTGCTAGTTGAGTCCTAATAATCTTCTTAGGGAACATTAGTTTACGTGTGGCTACTGCTTCAGGTGACAGTATCTGCTCTACAAAAGAAGGAGATGGGTTGAACACATATACATCTCTACCACCACTATCTTTTATCTTCTGTAACATGTTGTCAGGCATAGCCGCAGCGAACATCTCTTTACCAAACACACCTAGTACTGCTGCATCCTCAGGTGATAGGTCAAAGGTCTGATCAGTAGGTAATCCTTTCTTCATATTATTAATACGTTGGAACTCTCTACCAATCTCTTGACCTAGCATAGTAGCATCATCACTACGTCGGATAGTTTCTACTTGCTGTGAGACCTCCTCAGAAGCTCCCTGTTCAACGATCTCGCTTGGACCCTTAGGTAGTTCCACCCCACTTAAGATATCCTCTTCAGAGCGTCCTGCTAAACGATTAGCGAAGTAGTTTTCAGTTACCGCACCAATCACTTGACCGAACTCTGGGTTAATCTGTAGTGCAGAAGCAGAACCTTGTTGTAGGATATTGTAGTTAGCAGCACCTAGGGCTACTGCAATCTTACCAAAGTTACTTCCTTTGGCTACTGATGAACGTTCACCAGAGATTACAGCTTCAGCTACACGATTCATACGTGACTCTACCCCACCATCCCCAGATATATTATCCTTCTCTACCTGAAACAAATTCCAAGTAGGTTGCTGATCAGTAAGGTTTTGAGTATCTAACTGTAATGGTTCTATACGACTACGCTCAAAGGTCTGGTCAACTTCTAGACCTCTCTCTAACCTTTGTTGTTCAGTCATATAAGGGTCTTCAGCTACACGCTGCATCATCCTTTGTCGTTGATTCTCAACACGCATAGAAGCCTCTTGGTTAGCACGTTGCATTTCATCACGCTTTAACCTAGCTGCCTCTGCTCTAGCTGCTTGCTCTTGGTCAGGAGTAGGTTGTTCCAACTCCATCCCATCGAACATACCCTCAACTTGCTGTAGGAATGCCCCACCTACTGGTAGGGTATCCTCTTGTATTTGCTCCACAGGAGTCTTGAGGATTCTATCAGGTACCCCCTCTTGAGGGGCAGGTACATTTCCTGATATGTTAACTCTTTTAGACATAGATTATTCCTTATTCAAACGTCCATTTAATAGGGTGATAAAACGGACCTAGTGTTGCACGAGCTATATCTTTCCCTGCTCCTGGTGTATCACCTGATATGGCACCTGCTCCTGCACCTGCAAGTAATTCTAACTTACCTAGTGCTGGAGATTCACCGAGGGTAGTATTAAACAACCACTCTCCAGGACCATCTGAGCGTTGCTCATAGATAGGGAAGAACTGATTGAATACACGCTCAGGTGTACCCATTAATCCAGTAGCAAGTAAACCACGTTGTACAAACTCTGCTTCATCTAAGTACGGAGAACTCTCACCAAATTTGATAAGGTCTTTTAGATACTGTGAGGCGAAGCCCATCATTACCATACCCATTACCATAGAGAATGTCTGATACTTCATAGCAGGACTACCACGCTTAACGTACTCACCCCATAACCTAGGGATATGGTTAGCAGTAAATGTAGCCATGAAACCTTGGAACTGCATGAACAAAGCCATACGAGGATCTTGGTACATCAAAGGACGGTTAGCTGATTGTGGCATAGCTACAGCTTCATTAATAAAGTTGAAGACAGCTTCTCTAATGATAGGAGCTACCTTACCTTCAGGCCCTTCCATTCTTAGTAATTCATCTAAACGGAAATCTCCAGAGTCATTACGAGTATCGTAGATACTTTCTTGTAAGTCTACTAGGAACTCTTTGTTTGTAGGGATACCTAGGTTTCTTAACTTCTCTTCTGCTTCACGCCTAGCATTAGACCCATCATACTTATTATCTAATAGTATAGATAAGTTATCCATGATGTAGTCACCTGCCATAGCCGCACGTGCTGCACGAGTAAAGTTAGTCCAACCTTGTAGACCTGTCCACTTAAAGTACTTAGTTAGGAAACGGTTATGCCAGTCATGTGTTTCAGTAACACCTGTTACACTAGCAGCACCTACTTCCCACTCATAGTAACCAGCTTGTTGAAGAAGACTAGAACCTAAAGTATTTCTTGTATCTAATCCACCCTTAAACTTAACACCAGCAGGTACAGCACTACGAGGTAATCTACCAATCTCTAACATACCTTCATAAAGTGTACTAGCTAACTCCTTCCCCATCTTATTAAGAAGCCCAGGTCTATCTTTAGTTCCAAAGATTTGATCTTTAGTAAGTCCACGGGTAGTTAACATAACTTCAATAAGAGAAGAGACTGTAGCTAAAGGTAGAGAAGTTACTGTTACAAATAACATAAAGTTCTTTTGGATAGCCTCAAGAGTTTTACCAGTATCTGATGTAGCACGTTTGTAGTTACCTGACTCAGCAGCTAAGTAGTTCTTCATTTGATAGGCTACCTTATCTACTTCTTCTTTAGGAACTCCTTCTGCTTCCATCTGGTCTAAGTAATGTGCAATGACTTCACCGTTAGTGCCTACGTATTTCTGGGTAGCTGTGTAACGAGCAGAGGATTTAGCAGCTTGAGATACGTTAGCAAATAAATCTTGCTCCATAAACTCAGAGAACTCTTTACGCTCTGCTAAGTTGAAGGTACGTCTCTTATGAGACCCAGGAGCGAACTCACCCTTAGTGATATCATAAGCTTCCTCAAGGGTACCTGAGTGTCCATTGATAATCTCTTCAGTTAGTTCTGTTGCTTGTTCTTCAGTTAGTTTACCACCACCAGGTAAGTCTACCTTCATCAACTCCTTAATAAATCTATGTTTATTTTTATAGACAGCTTTCTTATTGAGTGTCTTATAGCGGAGGAGGTAGTTGTCTAGCTTACCTAACTCTGGGTTAAACTGTTTCTGGTCATCATACATATTGTTAGAGAGTTTCTCTAGGTCTTCTACTAGCTGCTTAACTACTTCTACTTTAGATTGTTTTAAAGCAGGTACTGTTTTCTCATTACCAAATCTATCTTTATAAGTAGAGTCGATAGTAAGTTTCTCAGGATCAAAAGCATCTTTAAATCCATTAGTAGCTTTCTCTACTTGGTTATAGAACTCATCACTGATATTCATCTCAGCACCATTGAATACATGGTTACCTTCATTGAGCTTAATGAAGTAATCGTTAGCTGTATATCTTAGAGTGTTCTTGTACTTAGTCATCTGGTGATGTTTAAAGTTCTCGAAGTGAGCACCACCATATACCTTCTGTAAACTACCATCAAACATAGAAGCTAATCTACGTGCTGCTTTAGATTTTCTTTGTAGTTCATGGTTGAAGATAAAGCGAGTAGACCCTTTCAATAATCTATAACCAGAAGTCATTACATCAATAGCTGAGTCTTTAAAACTTTTTTCTTTCTTAGAAGACTCATGCTGCTCAGATCGAGAATCTAAAGAGTTGAAAGGTTCTTGTGCTGATTTTGCTTCTTTAACAAAGTCATCAATCGTAGGTGCAACTTCACGAGTACCTATAATCTCCCCAGTAGTAGTATCAACTTCATTAATAATACGGACATCTTCACGTGCCCACTCAGTCTGTTCAGCTACATGGTTAGCATTCTCTCTTTCTAAACCGTAGACTGCATTAGCCCATTGACCTGCATCCCAAGCAGCACCAGCAGTAGAGAAAGCCCCACCTAATGCACCACCTGATACGAAGCCATGTATAGCTCTATCCTGTACGTCCTTCCAATCGATAACCTGGTCACTACCTAAGTCAGCTGCGATAGCCGCAATAGATTCCTGGGTAGCTTCAGTGATACCTTCACCTGTTGCACCAAGACCTGCTCGCTTAAGAGCATCTATAGTAATCTTCTTAGCAGCAAGTTGTTCTTCAACAACCAGTGCAGAATCTTTAAGTAAGTCTACGAACTGCGCTTTAGTAGAAGTAGATAAGAAGTTAGTAGCTTGTTGCTTAGTCATCCCTTGGGAATCCATAACTTTCTTAGTAGCTTCTTCAAAGAGTTTCTTAGTACCTACTCTAGATTTTATAGCTAGTCCGATAATCTTAAGACCGAAGATATCCAAAGCAACTTGGAGAGCACCAGCACCCATAGCATAAGCCGCTGATCTTTCTCCTTCTCCTGCTTCTTTAATTTGATCTCCCATTTCATTCCACACTTGACCAGTGTAGATAGAGACAGGGGCAAGAAGAGAAGCACCACCAGTCATAGGGATAGTAGCTCCAGCTCCAGCAGCGATAGCCAGGTACGGGATAGACATAGTTGCTAGGTTACCAAGATACTGAGCAGCATCCCCGAACCCATTGATGTCTTCATAGTCAGTTAAGATATTACCTTCATCACCTATACGAGCTTGTGCTCTATAAGAACCAGCAGTACCTTCACCTTCTAAGTAATCAACACCAGTCTTCTCACCAATCATTTCTAGTGTACCATATAGACCATCCTTAACACCTTCCATAGCGATATCCCAGGAAGCACCTAGCTGTCCTTTAGCCATTCCAGTATCTGTATCTATATTGTCGAATTCAAATAACGCACCTTCATCAGTAAAGTATTTACTCTGCTGACCAGGTAGTGTGCGTTTAACCTTATATCCTAAAACATTTTCACCAATGTCTTTATCTAGTTGTTCTTTAGCTAAATCAAACTCATCAATAGCGTAGTTATCATTAGACTTCATAGCCTCACGGTATAGGTATGACTCTGTAAGAGCAGCACCTTCATCGTACTGCCCTACAGGAGATAAGATACCAGAAGAAGCTAGAGCTTCAGAGAAGGAACGACCCTCCTCATTCACCAAGTCTACCATAGTACGAGTACCAGTAGCATCTACTTCTCCTAGGTTAACAAGGTTAGTGAAGCCAAGGTCATTAGCAAGTTGAACGACTTGATCTGTAGTTAGGTCTCCACCTACCATACCTTCCTTACCTAACGTGTCTACCTCAGGAGCGTTCACTCCCCTAAGGCGATAGCCTTGACCCTTAGAATCATACAAGGTATCAGCATCGTAGAACGAATAATCTGTATCACCTAGACGATTAGGGTTTAGCTGTTCAGCCAAGTTTTCAATTGAAGCCATTTGACCTCTCCTTATTTATATTTAGATTCCATGTATGCGAAGAACGGAGTTATCTCTAGGTCTTCATCAGAAGCCATAGATTGATACATACGTTTCTGTTCATCACTCATGCTACTCCAATCCTTAAGAGCTTGAGAGTAAGCTTGTTTAACTGCTACAGTAGAAGGTACCTTAGAATCCTTAGATTTCTCAATGATAGACCTACGTAAGCTATTAACCTTATCTGGACGTACATAAGACTTAATACCATCTTCATCTGTACCAGTTGACATAAGATCTCTAGTACCTGTTTCCATTAAGATTTGCTGTTGTTCTAGATATGGTCTAAACTCAGTTAAGTTAACTTTAGTTTTACCACCATTCATACGTTGGTCTTTCCATGAAGCTAAGTAAGAACGATATGCATTCTCTCTCATAGCAGCAACGCTTGCATCCAAAGGATTCATGTTATTACTTCTAGCCCACTGTACGAAATCTCTAGCTGCAGCATTAGGTGTTAACGGTGCACTGATCTTCTTATCATCTTTACCAATAGTACCATACATGTCATACACTTCTTTCAGTGAATCAGTAGTAGATCTATGTGCTCTATCATCTAAGTCAACATAAGCTTTAGATTTAGGGTCATGTAGCGCAGGATCAAACTCCTGTATCTTTGTAGATGTCATATCAACACGAGTACCATTCTTATCAATGAAGTAAGTACCTTTACCAATCTTCACCTTCTGTACTTTAACATTAGTCCACTTAGGCGCTAATGAAGTACCCTGGTTAACTCTCACGAACTTAGACTCACCAGTAGGCTCGAAAGCTCCACCTTTAAGTTTAAGAAGAGAGATATCGTTGTTATCCATAGCTTCTTTTACTGAAGCAGGTTTGTACTTACCATCTGTAATAAGCTTATTTTTCATAGTTTGCTTATCACCGATACTCTTTAAGTATACCTTAGATGAGAACTGAAGAGAATCATTAGAGTCATAACCTAGTAGACGAGAGCCAAGATAAAGACCAGCTAGTTTACCTACCTGTTGCTTATCAATGAAATCTCCTAGACCCCACTCTTTAAGGAACCCTGTAACATCTTGCCAAGCTGAACGTTTATCTTCGTCTTTAACTTGTACATTAGTATTATTAAATGAATATTCTAATTGAGCTTCAATCTCAGATTCATTTAACTCATCATCATTCCACCAAGGACTGATAGGTTTAGGTGCTTTAGGTTTAGACTTACTACCTTCTACTTTTACCTCTTCAAGAATTGTAGCATTCTCATCACTTCCTTTAACAGTGGTAGATTTAGGACCGCCTGTAGTAGAGAACATCTCTGGTGCACCATCAACCTTAGTAATTGGGTTATTAAGATCAGCTTTAATAAACTCCTGGTTATCAATATCTTTTTGAGATTGAGTTATATCAGTAAACCCTTCAGGAATATCACTAATATCTACGTTAGTAGGTACACCCTTTGGTATAGGGTTAGTTACAAAGTTATTAGTTATAAGTGGAGGTATAGCTTCTTTTGGATTAATTCCTATTACTTCTAAGTTTGGAGTTTGCTCTTCATCTTTAGTAAAGTGCCAAGGGATTTCGTCTTCATTACCTAAAGGTCGAGGAATATCACTACCATAATCAACAGGCTCACCAGAAGATAAGGGGTTATACTCTGGAACTTCTAATGTTCTAGTTTCTTTTCTGGTTAATCTATCACCATATAGAGCTTCATCACCAAAACGATCCATAGGATTATATAACTTACCATTATCTATAAGATATGATGAGCGATCCATAGAATCACCAACAACACCAGCTGCTAAAGCAGGTGCTCCACCATATTTAAGCTTATCCATAATATCAAGTTCAACCATATCTTTAACAAACATATCATAGTCTACGTTAGATGGGCCACTACTCTTTGTTATAATACCACCTTTTGCTTTATACTTAGGTAAGTAACTATTAGACCTATTCTTCCAACCTTTCAAGAATTTACTTTGAGAAGGATTGTTAGCAACTAACTGATCGTAGTAATCATTACGAGCAGAAACAATAGCAGTTCTATCTGTGTTCTTTAAAGCAGCTAAAGTCTTAGGACCTATAATACCATCAGCTTTAACACCAGCAGCTTTCTGTAGAATCTTAGCAACACCTCTAGGACTATGGTTAGTATACATGTCGAATATTAAATCACGGTTCTCTTCAGGGAACTTGTCTATACCAAAGTGATCATAGTATTTATTATAGAAGTCTTTAGCTTGGTCACGAGTAAGGTTATATACATCTTCATCACCACCAAACATGTTGTAAGTGCTTTGAGTAATACCGTAGTTAGTCTTACCACCCTTATCATCAGGGTCGTTAACCTTACCACCTTCATGGCCTAAAGTCTTATTAATGATATCCATACGAGTTGTATTTTCTGGGATATCCTGAGGAGGCATAGCTTGCTCCTGAGGTACACTCATAGCTTCTCTAGTTGGTTGAGGTACACTCTGTTTAATTGGAGGCACACTTCTTTCTGGGAGAGGTAGTTGCTGTCTAACCATCTCTGGTTCTTCTTGACCACCACCAAAGTAACCTATTATCTGTTCAACAATATTTGAAATACCACTAAGGTCTAATTTCCCACCTTCAGCTTTGTACATTGGCGGAATAAGCCCACCTTGAGCGGCTTGTACGATACGGCCATGGTTGTTCATAGCTTCAATCTCAGGACCATACATCTCCACTGCTTGAGGGTTAACTACAAATTCACCCTCAGATAACCAGGCAGGTATGTTATCCACACCACGGGGTTCTCCTGGGTGTTCCTGAGGATTCCCATAAGTGACATCCCCTTCAACTGGCTGAGGTATACTCTGCATAGGAGGTACATGGAACTCGTAAGACTCCGTAGTAGCCCCATCTGCTGCAGTCTTACGGGTATATTTTTTAATATTATCCATAGCTTGTTTCCTTATTTACCACCAGGTAATGTGTTACCAAGCCCTGAGTTAATGGGCCCTTGATTATACTGTTGTTGTGGGGCATCCATTACTCCACTTACTTGTGGTGTAGTATTTAAAGCACCTCTTAAACTAGAAGTCTGATTGAATTGTTGTGGTGCTTGACTAGCAGGTGTTTGAATAGCAGCAACAGCTTCTGGATTAACAGAAACAGATACTGGGGCATCCGATACCGTACCACCGCCTTTATAATGTTTAACAGGTCCACCAGTAGCAAAGAATTGCTTATTAAGAAAATCTGCATCTTGTTGTTGTAATAAAGCAGCCTGTTGACCTTGAGGAATCACTACATCTGAACCACCAAGTCCTGCACCTTCTATACTAAACATAGACTGTCCGTCTTGCATAATATTTTTACCTGCCTCTGCACCAAAAGCTTCCGAGATTCCAGAGGTCATTCCAGAAGCTAGAGCACCTGTTGCAGCGTTTCCTAAAGCTCCTGCAGCTAACTTTGTAGGAGATACCCCAGATAAATCACCTTTACCTGCTAAAGAACCTCCAAGTTGCCCACCTATTTGTCCTCCGATTGGTCCTCCAATAGCTGTACCTGCTGCTTGACCTGCTATCTGCCCTATCGCAGCTAACATAGGATCCCCTTGGGGAATTTTAGATGCAGCTTCAGCAGACTCTTGTGCACCTTGAGCAGCTAGAGCTCTATTCTTCTGACTAGCAGCTTGCCCTTTACGTTGCATTTCTAATACTTCTTCCCAAGTCATTACTTACCCCCAGAATTTTTAGTTGTTGATTCAGTTGCTTGAGGGGCAGCAGATAGGAATCCACCGTAAGCTGAAGCAGCTTTAAGAGGTGCATCATATTGTTCCTGTTGTAGAGCACGGATACCTTGAGCAGCCTGTACTTTAGCTCTGTCAGCTTCAATAGCTTGTCCAGCCATCCCAGCAATATCTTGCATACCTTGACGGCCTGCTTGTTGTGCTTGAGTACCAAGACTCATAAGAGCAGTAGCTCCTTGACCTTTCTGAGCTAAGTCTGCTTGTTGTAGTGCTAGTGCTTTGTCAGCCATAGCTGAATCCATAGAACGTTGAGCACGAGCAGAAGTAAGACCACCAGCACCTGCTGCTTGTTGTAGTAGGTTACCACGGGTGTTAGTCATCATACGCTGCATAGCACCTTCATCTAGACCTTGTAACATCTCTTGTCCTACAGCTCTAGCTTCTGTACGTCCTTCTCCATACTTACCAGACAAGTCTCCAATCTCTGCTGCTACACTTTGTAGGTTACCTAGTTTAGTCTTGTAGTCTTCAGCTGCTCCCATACCTTGACGGTACGCTTGTTCAGTTTCTCCAGTATCTGCTACTTTCTCTAGCTCTCCTGCTGTGTATAAGTTCGAGGCTCTTTCAATAGCTGGTAGAATAGCATCTCTGATAGCTGGGTCTAAGGAAGTAGAAGTAGTAGAAGATCCACCACCACCTTTAAAATATTTAGGTTCTTGTTGCATTATTTACTCCTAATGACATATTGTAGACAACATATTGCTTTTGGTATTGTTGTCCATCGACACCTTTTAATTTCTTAATTATACGGTCCCACCCTGGTCTTCCCCAGAATGTCACTCTTTCACAACCTACTAACTTCCCAAACTCTTCTAGTGTGTGATGTGCTGTATTGTAACCTTCCCAGTTTTCTCCAGTAGTAGTAACTAAGTGGAGAGTCTTAATACCCTCCCAAGTTATCACTGTTGTTACTGTAAGGTTGATGATAGAAGAGTCTTCTCCTCTTACTATCCATAACTGGTGTGAACCATTAATAATCTCTTTTGATAGATCTAGTAGTGTATTACCACCAGATCCATGTTCTAAAGCTTTATTGATCCATGAAGAATACTCTTTGTAGTTCTCTAGGTATTCTTCTGCTGATACGTATTCTGCTTTCATGTTCTTGTCCTCATGATATATCTATATAGAAGTAGTAGCCTCGGTTCTATAAGGGTGCCAAAGTACCTAGACCTCAGCTTCTAGCTCTTCTACTTTCTTATTTAATTCTTTTATAGCTTCTACTAATACTGAAACAGTACGAGCATAAGAGACAGCTTTATACTCACCAGCTTCTTCTACTAGCTCAGGCATAACTGCTTCTACTTCTTGCGCTATGAAACCTACTTCTAACTTACTTGGGCTATCTATCTTATTAAAGTAAACACCATTAAGATTATTAACAATATCTAAAGCTTTTGTAATAGGCTCAACATTTTCTTTTAAACGGTTATCTGATGTCTCTACTAGAGTGCCTGATACGTTTATGTTAGTTGTGTTAACTGTACCTGCTGTTACTGTAGTTGAATCTACATTACCTGACAAATTACCATTGAATGTACCTGAAGCAGTTACATTAGTAAACGAAGGAGAACTCACTACACTGAACTGGTTACTAGCAAGCGATAAATTAGTACCTGCACTGTAAGTAGTATTAGTATCTGTAGGAGTAGCCCAAGTAAATGAGCCATCCCCATCAGCTCTTAAGAACTGGGAGGTAGTACCTTTCCCTGAAACATTAAGCTGAGTAGCACCTACTCCATTAGTGGCAATACTATAAGTAACTGAGTTATCTCCATCTGCTCCTGCTACGGATAATCCAGTACCTGATTTAAAGTTTAGGTTCTCTGTATTAGAAGCAGCTGAGAAAGAGTTAATACCGTTTATCTGAATGTTCTTAAAGATATTCTGAGAAGAGCCTCTATCACTATTAGTAAATGTTAAATCAAAAGGATCAGCATCATTACCGTTAGATATATCCGTCCAGTTAATATCGATACCAGAACCTTCAACAAACTTAACTTCTTGTGTAGAGATAGGAACTTCAGTACCATCACCATCTTCAAGAATCCAAGTGAAAGAACCAGGAGTAGACCAAGAGTAAGTGCCATCACCATCAGAGGTCATTACTTGTCCTGATGTACCATTACCCATAGCGTCTAATTGAACAGTACGGTTGAGGTCAGCAGCATTACCTGTGAATCCATCAAGCTTATTAAGTTCTGTAGCAGTAGATGAAACAGCAGATAACTTCTGTAAGTCAGCAGTAGTAATACCACTTCCACTTAATCTATTTAGTTCTGCTGTAGTAGAGGTTAAACCATCTAGTTTATTTATCTCTCCAGTAGTAGCTGTTACCCCATCTAAGAGATTGATCTCTTGAGAAGTAGCGGTAACACCATTGAGAATATTAAGCTCAGAAGTAGATGCTGTAATACCATCTAAGGTATTTAATTCAGCAGCAGTAGCTGTTACTTTATTAAGCTTAGTTAAGTCTGCTGCATCACAGTTAGAGAGTTTAACCTCATTAGTATCCACTTGAATTAAAGTATCAGATACGCCTGATCTAAAGTCTGTTTCGTTAGTTGTTAAACCTGTCACTTTGTTTTGAATAGTAGACAGGGATTGAGAGTTTATTGCCATATTATCTCCTTATCGCCCTCGTGCTGTAGCATCTACTGTACAGGTATCAGCTGCGTGTATTCTACAAGATGTGGCAGATTTATCAGTTACCCATACACGAGTATCTGCGTTGGGGGTTACGAATATCTTAGGTGCTGCTTCAAAGTCTTCAGAGAATTCCCAAAGAGTTCCATCTGGATCTGATGAAGAAGCTGTTATTGAATAGTCATCTATATCATCCATCAACTCAGTAGCGAATGCTTCTAACTTAAGAGCACTACCAGAATCTAAAGAGATTACAGGTGCTTCTTTGTTAGCTCTGAATGTTAGTTTAATTAGAGTATTAGCTGCTTGCCTAAATGTAAATGTACGTTTCATAGTAAGACTAATGTAATCTCTAGATGCATACATGAACTCTCCCTCTTCTCGGTCTGAGTATGTACGAATATCACTTGAGGTTTCATTAGAACCTACGTATATGAAGTTATCTAAAGGTGTACCATCATTAATATAAAAGTCTTCAGTGTCTGCACTACTTGTAAGTACTTCGACTAACACATTATTTCTATCAATAGTCCAAGGTGAGGGGTTAGTAGACACAGTCTCTACGTTGTTTACATTAAGGTAGAAGTGTCTCTGTCTATTAACCATGTTGAATGAGATATTAGTATACCAATGTAATACCAAGTCTGTATCTACTTGACCTGTAATCTTATTAGATACTCCATCATAAGTCCCACCAGAAATAATATCTACATCACCAGGTAATGTTAATTCAAAATCATCTGTATTAACAGAGTAGTGTTTAGTAGATAAGAAACCAGAGTCACCATTATAAATAGCATTATCTGTAGCTGAACCACCTGCAATGTATATAGATCTTTCTACAGAGTGTTCTGAAGAAATACCATTAACTGCTGTTGAGCGAAGTCTAAAGGAGAGAGTACCTTGACGAGAAGGTTGAAACTCTACCTGAGTAGATTCTGCTGGTACTACAGCTACATCCTTCCATACATTATCTGACTCATGTTTTAACTGAGCAGTAATTGTAGAGTATTGGTTATACAGGTCTGAAGGTTTAGTCCAAGTTAACTTAACAGATGTTACTGTACCTACGTTCTCTACAGCTTCTAGAGATAAACCAGTAGGAGCCACTGGGGTACTTGGAGATACTAAGGTAGAAGCAGAAGCGTTAGAAGTACGACCATACAAACCAACTGCTTTAATTCTATATTCAAATACCGTAGACCTTACAGAGATACCTTCTACAATAAACTCTCTATCATTACCATCTACTGTAGCTACTGTTATATATCCGCTTTGTGTATTAGCTTGCCTAGCTTCAATAATAAAGTTACGAGTAGTTGTAAATCCTTCATTGTGTTCCCAACTTAACTTGACCTGATCCTTAGATAACTTTTCTTGTGCTAAGTTAATAGGAGCATTAGGCACCCCTGGGATAAACTGAGCAGAGTTTGAAGGACCATTAGATAGCCTATTCATACCTACTGAAGTTATTCTAAAGAACAACTCATCATCTTCTGTTTGTAATCCAGAGTATCTATAAGTGTTTGCTGGAGCACCAAGAGAACCAATTAGAGTATAATTATCTTCGTTACCTACTGACATTTCAATGTCATAGTGAGATATAACCGCATCATTCTCTACAATTACCCAAGACAAACTACCTTCATTCTTAGAGACTCTAAGGAAATCTAAGTCAGTAGGAGTGTTAGGGATTACTGGTTCTACTTCAACTACACTTGAGAACCCACTTCTTCTTTCGTTAATCCCTACTGCTCTAATCTTATAAGAAATAGTATCAGTGACACTACCAATACCTTCAATGATTAAAGAGTTATTAGTACCTGGCACTTCTTGTAATCTTTTATAGATACCATCAGAGTACGCATACTGTATCTCAAAGAAATCTAACTTAGCAAAGTTAGGAGTGTATTCCCAAGACAGAGTAGCAAGGTCCCCTTCACGTACTACTGTTAATGTATTAGGGATACTTGGAGTAAGAGGTGTTAATGTTCTAACGTTAGAATAATCACTTTCCTCTTGTACTAATACATTACCTGCTTTAACTCGAAAAGATATATTAGTATCAATCTCAGTATAATCACTAATGTCTAGTGTATTAGAAGGGTATGTTAAGTACGCTTTAGTTTCCCAAACACTTCCCGTTATACCAGGATAGAGAACTTCAACAACTGCATAGAGACCAGGATGTTCTATATCTGCTGTATCATAATCAAATGAAAGATTAGCTTTAGAAGCAGATGTTCTAGTTATAGAAATATTCTTAGGTCTTGATGGAGTAGGTATCCTTGAGGTTCCTACTGAATCTGATTGTAACTCAGGGACACTCCAACTATCTGATTCTATAGTCTCTCTATTAAGACGAGAAGATATATGTACATAAGTTTGCCATATAAGATCACCATCAAGAACTGAAGGAGGTACATTGAAACTCCAACCATCTACTTCAGTGAGAGGTTGATTGTTATCTGTAGTTGTTAATCTACCATTAGTGTAGGTGTACTCAAGATCCGTTTGAATACCATCTGGAATTTCATCGGGTCCAGTACGTCTATACAAGAACAAAGTAGCAGAAAATGTATTGGAAGCAACCTCTAATAAACTCTGTTCTAATGCTGCAGTAGAAAAAGTAGCAAGAGATAACTCTTGTGCTACCTGGTCTAGATACGAATCTAGTACCACATCTCCTGTAACTGGAGGTCTTATAACTGCCATATCATCTTACTCCTGCTTTACCTGCTTCTACTACTATACTAGATAGAGTCCATGCATTATCATTATCACTACCGTCACTTATACGGTATCCCATGAATCGCCCATTAACTCTAACATCTGCTTTATAATCACTAGTAGAGTTACCTTGGCCATCAACTGTATTCGATAAGAAGTAATACTCTTTATCATTAGTGAAATCAGTAGCGTCACTAGGGTTATCTTTTTGGTTTACTTTAAACTTTAGAGTTACTGCATCTTCTGATTGTAAGTACAAAGCAAAAGAACGAATATACTCAGTATCAATTATTGGTCTTAACTCTAGATTAGTTCTCTGGATATAAGACTCATAAGGTGCATCATCAGCGTCTGTATATGTTAAGTCTGCAGCTACTAATGTATTACCACTACACAAGATAGGGTAAAGCTGATTAGCATCTACACTGTCATTTACTTCTACTAGACCTGTAGTGATACCTTGGAAATCCGAGATAATTCTCTTGGTCCATAGGTTAGTACGGTAGTTCCAAATAAGAGTTTCATTTAGCTCACCATTAACTGAATCGTTGTTAGGGAAGTTAAACCATACTTCATTATATCTGTTATATCTAATAACTCTTACACTATTCGCATAGTCTTTATTTAGGTTGTCATAGAAGTAATAACGAACACGATCATCAGCGATACTCTGGAGATTACCAGGGTGTCCTGAGAAAACATAGATGTCATTAGAACCTACTACGATATGCTTACCGTCTACTTCAACTACAGAGTCCATAGACTGAGCACCATAAGCAGAAGATACTACATTCAATGAGAATGGTACAGAGGTACTATTAGTAGGTGTGAGAGAGTGTATACTGTGAGTTGTGTAGATGTATGCTCTGCCTTGTAGCTCAACGATATCTCTTATCACACCTGTAGAACTTAGGATATACTCATCCGCTGTAGTTACACCAGCAGCAAATGGATTCCAGTTAGTTGGTACTGCACCAGGTTGAGCGATATCAGATGTACGGATAGCACCAGTAAGTCTACGGATAACCTCACCACTACCTACTGCAGTTTCCTTCAAATCTCCAGCAATTAATAAGTTACCAAATGCTCTTATAACACCTGCTGTTAAGACTACATTATCTACTGACTGTAAGTAAATAACAATTTGATAGTTATCTAATAAAGCAGTTGAAGCGGTTAGAATGTGAGTGTTAGTAGGACCATCAAGGGCAAGTGTGAACTCCCCTTCAGTACCGTTAGACTCAAGCTCAGAACGTTCTACTGCTACTCCTTGGTCATCAAGGATATATGCCAATACTCTAGTAGTTGTAAAGTCTACTTCAAGACCTAAAGAATAATCTCTTGTATCTGTATCATTGTTGTATGTTAAGTTTACTACTTCTTCTAATGTAGAGTAGTCATCATTCCAACCTACTAAGTCGTAAGCTTGAATGTCTGAAATATCTGTATTACCTGTCTTATCAGAGAGGTACTTAGGTACATCTTTACCATTGTTTAGGATTAAGATGTAACCACCTTGGAATACTGTTGATTGCCAATTACCACCAGAGTCTTCTGTGTATAGTACATTAACAGTATCACCAGTAACACTACGCATAGCTACTGTATCAGTCACACCATCTGAGTAGACGTAGACATAGTAACCATTATTAAGTGTTAGGTTTGGGTTAGCCCAGTATGTTACAAAGATGATATCGTTTGAGCCATTACCGAAATTACCTAGACCTACTTCACCCTCTATCTTACGGATAGCGTTGTTTCTAAAGCGTACATTTAGTACATCTGAGCATGCACTTTGGGGAAGTGTTAAATCAGGTGTATCTTTTATTAGCCCTACCTGAGCTAAATTATCAAATTGAATGACTTGGCTCATACTGACTCCTTTTATCTTTTAGTATGACCATATCACTGGGGTAGACTTTCTAGTATCTACATGAATAAAATGTTTATCCACGCCTATACCTGTAAACCCTAACTCTAAAGCATTACTAATAATTTTAAATCTTTCATATCCATTGCTTACATGTATATCTGCAGCAATTCCTTCAGCATGGGTTCCTGGTTTACTTTTCTTAGCTTCTATTGAGTGATTAATTGAACGATAACCTGATGTAATCTTAAAAGGAAAACCACACAGCTCTCTAAGAGTGTCTAGCTTTTCTAAGAAGTCTTCATCCATTTCATTTTCACCAGTTTGTTTACAATCAAATTCACTTAATGTAAAATGCTTTAACTCCATACTATACTCCGTAGTTTTGTATCATCCAGTAAACAAATGAAACCATACCACCAATAACCAACCAAGATGCCTTAGAGATTAAATCAGTGACCCATGTGTTTCTAGCTTGTGATTCACCAATCTCTCTTAGTTTAATCCATTGGCTATCCATATCACGCTTTAACTCTTCTTGTTTAGACATTAACAAAGCTTGTCTCTCCTTACAGTTATCGTAGTTGTTCTCAGCTTCTTTCCTAGCTTCTCTTAAGTCATAGCGAATATCAGCAAGCTTTCTTACCGAGTCACTCATTGAAGTGACAGCCTCAGACATCTGTTCCATCTTAGTTTCTAGCTTAATTACTGCTTCCCTGATTTCTACTGTTTCTGGGATGTTCATGTTAGTTACCTATTTGTTTAGTTTCTCTTTAATCTCTGCTACGACTTTATCATCAATAGTGTTCTTAGTAGAAGCTGATAACTTCTCCATCAAACCTACAACAACAATAGACATTACCTTCTCTGAGAACGTAGCCATAATAATACTTTTAAATGTAGCACCTAAGATGCCTGTTAAGATGTTAATCATAATATACTCCTAATTGTTCCATACAAGCCCGTACAGAAGACTTTAGATACTACCCTATACGTTTGCATAAGGTAGTAGTAAAGTCCTCTCAGTAAGGCTCTATTTACTTAATAGATATATCTCCGTTTTCCCAATCTTCGTAAGGCACCTGCATTGAAAAGATTAAAATATATCTTGGCGTTTTCCCTTCTACTTTTGTTACTGCGTGGGTATGTTGATTCACTTCATAACAATGAAGCTCTCGTTCGGTGATGAAATCTTTAAAGGATTCAGTCCGCATTATTCTAACGGTTTTAATGCACGAGGTGGTTGTTTGTAGAAAGTCTCACCGACACCACCCTCAATGAGTGTATGAGTGGTATTTTCATTTAGACCTTCTGCTATTTCTTCAGGTGATGCAATGTCTTCAATATTTTCATCTTTACGTAATGCATGAACACACATTGCTTTAGCATTAGGTGTTTGTGCAATAATCTCATGTACGATACCTGCTTTAGTAATAAAAACCGACGGTGATGTTACTTTGTAGGTTTTGTCGTTAGCTTTTATATGAAACGTTCCTTCTATGAATACTGTTTGATGGTCAAACGTATGCTTGTGACCACACGTGCTGTCACCAACTGATTCAAAAGACATTAATCGAATCCATGTGTTAGCACATATTGAATGCTGTAGTTTAGGTGCTGCCATAATCTTATTCCTGTATAGTAATTGTTGGTATTTGTCCAGGTGGTATTTGTGTAATCACTACCTGGCCATTTTCATATTTTGGGTAATTATTCTCAGGCACGTCGTTGATTAAATTGACATCTTCTTCACTTAAGACCACCATTGTCAGCCCATCTTGTAACCCTTGAAACACATTGTCCCCAAAACCTATAGCATCTACATACCCTTCATTAGTTAGTATTGCTTGATACATAATCTACCCCTCTCCATAAAGTACA